GCTGCTCGACGTATTGAATATGGGCGTACCTGTCACTACATTGGCTAATACAATTCAGCTTGGCAATGTGATGGAAGGCCGTCACAGCATTGATGTTGGTATGTTGGTCCTGCCTGTGCTGATGGAACTGATTATGTTTATCGCTGAATCAGAAGGCGTAGAATATACGAGTGGGTTGGAGCAGGAAAAGAAACTGCGTAGCACACTGGTTGAGTCAGCTTTGATACAGCTTGAAGAACAAACAGAAGAACAAGATGAGACTGAAACAACAGATGAACCAGAGGAAGTAGAAGAAGAGCCTGTGGTTGAACGCAAAGGATTGATGGGACGTAGCTAATGGTTTTTGCACTTGGTATTCTTGAGGGTATTGCTGAGTCTACAGACAAAGGTCTGCAGAAAAGCTTTGAGCGTATCCGTGAAGAAATTGATAGCACTGCTGAGACACAAGTCAAGCGGGAAGAGAAGGCTATTGATGCCGTCAACAAAGACACGCAAGAAGTGATGGCAAAGCTACGTTCAGCACAAGCTGTTCTTGGTGGTGCAAATGACCCCAAGTCGGCTGGTCGTGCCGCAGCCTTGCTTGAGCAAGTTGGTAGTGTGGAAGACTTTGACGCACTCATTGCAAATATAAAACAGTACAAACTAAACAACGAAGAGACATATGACTTTACAAAATACTTCGACTCACAACAAGACATAGCCGGTGTAAACTTGGCTGAAGTTGCGCAAAACTATGCACTTGGTCTGCGTCCTCCTGTAGCACAGATTGGTGAAGTTGAGAGAAAAGGTGGTGGTATTGGCAAACTATTTGGTATTAATTTGGCAGACCGTTCACGCGCAAAGGCCGACGCACAGCTTGCCTCTCTTGGCTTGACCATGCCGAAGATTACGGACGTAGCACTGCCTAGCATTGCATTCAAGTCTGAAGCACTCAAGCTGGATAAGATGAACCCAGACCAAGAGTTGAGTTATCTGAAAGAAAAGCTGCTTGACCCAGATACAAATGAAGGTCAACTTGCATTCTATCAGACAAGGATGACAGAGATTTCTGACAAAATGGGCTTTGATGCTCAGATTTCTAATCTTATGTTGCAAATCAATCAGCCGGGCGCAGACAAATCAGCGTTGATGAAACAGTTGCAAGATTTGAATCAACAGAAGAGTTCGTTTGATGTCTTGTCTACTGGCAACAAGGTGGACATTGCTAAGTTTGAATTGGCAGAAGCACTTGCAAATGGCAATACAGCTGCCGCTAATGCTGCCCGTGATAAGCTGGTTGATATGGGTGAAATGTCACTTAAAGATGTACTTGAAGCACGTATATCACAGGTGCAGATTGATATTTCCCGTGTTGATACAGATTCAACTGCGGGAATGTCAGCGCAAGCAGATTTGCAGAAAGAACTTAAAGAATTAGCAACACTGAGTCAAAACATTGACACGGCCCTGCAATCCATAAAGCCTGTTAGCCCACCGACACCGGCTGGCATTAAAGCTGTCATGTCTAATGTTTCAACCATTGTCAATCGTGAAATTCTTGACAACCCCGAATTTAAGGGTCTTAACCTTACAGTACGCGCTGATGGAAGTATTGATTTCCCTGAAGGTATGGATGAAAATACTATACAGAAGGTCAACGAGTTCCGTGCTAAACGGGAAAAAGCGTATCTTGCAAGCATGGCTTCGGCTATGCCTAAAGATGGGGATGTTGCTTTTGTTTCAAACATGCTGGGGCAGGGATACAACACGGATGATATGGATGCGTTGGGCGATTCCGCTGACACAGTTGATGCTGGCACAGGACAGGTCGAGGCAGATGAACAGGCTGCGGAAGCGGGTGATGCTACCGCCATCACTGAGGGCATAAGTGAATCCGATAGGGAAGTCATCGCTTCAACTATTACGGGCCAGCACGGTGCAACATTGAATGATGCCAATCTTCCTAACATTGTAGGTGAAGTTGCGTCTAGTATGCAAGAAGCTGAAACGGCACCTGAAATGGATGCTGGTGCGGATGCTCCTGATGCGTTAAATGTTGAAGATGTTATTGTTGAGACTACAGAAGCATTGACGATTGCCTATGGTGAAGAAGCTGTCGCAGCTATGCGAGATGATATTCGGCGTGAAGCAGAAAAAATTGTAGCAACAAGCACACAAGATATAACTGTAACTCGCATGGGTAAGCCTGTGACATATCGGCAAGTGGGAACTAACTTCTATGCTGTTGATGAGGAAACTGGCAGACTAAGCAATCTTCCTGTCGGTACAACTAGCGCATTGTATGACCAACTAATGTCTCTTACACCTGAAGGTCAGGCAGACAGGGATGAGCAAGCACAACAAGCGGCATCCGTAGAAATGCTATCTGATTTTGAAGTAAAGATGAATAGACTAAAGCCTGATATTATCTTTAATGAAGGTGCGCCAGAGAGTTTGCGTATCCCATATCGTAGAGTCGGGGACCAGTTTTTTAGGATTAATGATGATGGCACTCTTTCAAAATCTCCTGCCGACAAAATTAGAACTCGACAGCTTTTAGAGGCATTAGGTGGGGCAACAGATTCTCCTGCGGATGAAACTGCAGAAGCAGCAACCACGTCAAATGAATTTGGTGAGCGTCCAGAACGCGATAGCGATAGGTCATCACCACTAGACCCGCCGAAGAGTCCAAAAGCTATGTCAGATGACGCGCTTATTGCTGAACTCGTCAACAATCAAATGACCAGCGAGACTGCTGAAGAACTAGAGAGACGCATAAATACTGACACGTCAGGCAAACTCGCATTGCGTATTGCAAAAATAGTAGAGAGAGCAGAAAAAGCAAGGTCGCAGTAGTATGGCATATTTGCAAAAATTACTTGCTGACGCTAAAAAAGAGGAACGGGACACAGATATAACTCTGTCACCCACTCCCACGACTACAAAGCGTGGTGCATACACATCCAGTATTATTAAAACAAATACACAAGATGCTGATGATGTAGCGGCGACAGTAAACTATGAAGCAATAAAGAAAGACCCAGCAGTGCGTGATGCTGCTGTGCGTTTTGCTCAAGACCACTTGGGCTATGAAACGATAGACCCTGATGATGCAATCAGTGAGTTTATTGAACACTTTCGCTCGTTCAATGTAAACGAGTTGACAGCAGGTATGGACTACAATATTGTGTCTGGCCTTGCTACAGATGCTGCTTCCACAACAAACAAAGACAATGCTCGTAAGGCACAACAACGCCTAGACGACTACACGAAACTATATCAAACGTACCAAGCCCTGCCCAGCGCATTTGATGCTGGCGGTGCGCCTGGTGCGTTTTTGGATTATTTGGAGGGTATTGCAAAAGCCCCATCAACTTATATTGGTATTGTACCCGGCATCTTTACAGGTGGTGCAGCCACAGCACTGACAAAAGCTGGTGCAACTGCTGGCGCACAAGTTGCCAAGGAGAGCGTAAAGCAAATCATTAAGCGTAAGCTGACATCTCCTGTATCAGAGTTGGCTAAAGCTGCTGCGGCAAACCCTGTCAAAACAACTGTGCTTACTGAAGCTACAGCCGGTGCTTTGCAAAACATAGCACAACAAAAGACAGAGATAGAGATTGGTGAGCGTGACACCGTTAGCAAAAAAGAACTTGCACTTATGTCTGCAATTAGTGGCGCACCTGCTGCATTGATACCTGGACTTTTGAAAAATCTTTCGGGTCGTCAGATAAACAAAGGTGCTGCTGACTTGTTGTCAGATGCAGAGAAAGCTATTGCCGCAAAGAATGAGAAAGCAATAGAGGCTGCTGAAGCCACGTTTGAGGGTGATATTAAACTTGCCCGTGACATTGACTCACAGTTTCGTGGGCCATTAGACCCAGAGGGTGTGGCACGTGGCAATAGAACAAAGGCACAGATAGGTGAACAGCTAGGTGTAACCAACGAGTTTGTAATTAGTCTGGACCCTACTCGTGACAAACGTATTATTGCTGCTGGAATGGAAATTTTAGAAGCAGGTAAAGTAACATATGACCCATCTAAAGAAAGATTTAGTGACGCATTAGGCAGAGCAATCACACAGGTAGACTTTGGCGAAGAGGGTCTGAAATCTTTTAAAGACACAATGAAGAAATACAACCTGTCGTCAGACGACATGCTGAACGTACTGGTTGCTGACCTTAGTCGTGCAGATGCCAGTGAAGCTGGTGCCTTGTTGGGCCGGAGAAGTGCAGCAAAGCGTAAACTTATTAGGCGTATCACTGACGCTGGTGCTGCTGACCTGTTTGGGTTGACAGAAGAAACGACATCTACACTGAAGAAACTAGACGACGCACTTGCATCGGGGGATACTCGACAGGTGCTACAGGCGACAGGTGAAGTTAAAGAGGGTATCACCATTCGTGGCATTGACCAGTTGCGTCTGTCAATGATGACCTCACAGACGGCAACAACATTCCGTAACCTTATCTCTGGCTACTCACGTGTTGGCTTTGACATTGCGACAAAAGTTTTGGACAGGTCAATGGCACAAGGTGCTTCTGTCGTCGGTAAAGGTAAGGGCAAAGTCAAACTCTTTGAGGCTACGCCTAACGTAGATACATTTGCTGTTCTATCTGGCTTGACAAATCATGTACGGTCTAGGGCATTGGCTACCTTACTACAGCAAGGATTTCAGCGTAGACACCAACAGTTGTTCCGTCAGTTGACCGACCTTGCTGATGCATCAGGTGAGTTAAAAGGCGCACGTACTTCTAAGATTCAACACCTTGCGCGTGAACTTAATGCACTTAACACGTTGCAGGATAACATGTTTAAGCAAGCATCCTTTTTTGGCGAGTTGTCTCGTGAACTAAATGAAGCTGCCGCAAGGACTAAGGCAATCAATCCAGCACAAGACGTAAGCCAGTTTAACCTAGAAACAATCATGCGTTCTGGTAACTTCAATGAGATATTTGAGTCAACAATCAAAGCAGGTGATGAGGTTGTGTTTGACGGCAAGAAGGTACTTGACAGAGCAATTGATAAGTCACTGTACTTCACATTCCAACGCTCACCTAGTAATCCAACAGCAAAGGCATTTGTGAACGCTGCCCATTCCCTGCCATTCTTGACGACATCCTTTGTACCATTCCCTCGCTTCGTGGCTAATGCGTTGCGCTTTACGTACGAGTATTCTCCTGCGTACCTTGTGTCTGGTATTCGTAAATCTTTGGCAAAAGACGCAACAAACTATGAAGAACTTGCAAAGGGGCTGGTTGGTTCTGGTTTCTTGGCTGGTGCTGTTGCATTTCGTAACAGTGAATATGCTGGAGAAAATTGGTATGAGGGTAAGACAATGGATGGGAAGACGTATGACCTACGTCCGTTCTTCCCTGCTGCACCATACCTGTTCTTTGCTGATTTGATTACACGTAAGTACAAGGGTGAGCCACTAACTGGTGACAGGAGTATTACGACAGAGGCTATTCAAGCCCTATCCGGTACTCAGTTCCGTGCAGGTTTTGGTATTTACGCCCTTGACAAAGCCTTCAAAGACATTACAGAAGAGCAGAGTGCAGAGAAAGCAGCAGAGATTGCAGCACAGTTTACTGGCAATATCATTAACACATTCACGATACCTTTTACGTCCCTGCAAGATACGTTTAACACATTCATTGCAGAGGATGAGGCACGTATTGTCAGAGACACTGACATGCAAATTAAGGACACAAAAGATTTCTTGACTCTCGTTGCTCGTAGGTCACTGGCTCGTATCCCACTGAATTACAAAATCGAAGAATACCTATCAGAGACACTTGGTATTAAGCAATCAGAGTATTACGAGTCTGGGACAAGGGCTGAGAAATTACGTCGCATTGCTCCTATTAGCCGACAGACTATGGGTATCTTGTTGCAGGAACGCAAGAACTTTTTTGAGAAAGAAATATCTAGGCTGAAGCTACCACGCAGTGTTATCAATGCACGTACCGGTGTGCCAGAAGCAGACATGATGCTGGATGCATCTTATGGTGAATACATTACTAACTACGTAGTTCCACGCATGGAAACAGAGGGATACAAAAAGTTAGAGGACGCGCAGAAAAAAGTATTCATTACAGAATTAATTTCTGATTACAGAACAGATATCAGAGAAGCTGTAGAACAAAATGCAAAGGAAACAGCAGAGACAAGGTTCGGGTTCAACCCGTTTGAACTGAAGGAATTTGAGAAGTTTGCTAATGACCGTAAGACAGCACCATTTGCACAGAAAGCCATCGAAATGTATGAGGAACGCTACGGCAAAGATGAGCCAAAAGATTATGAGGTAATTCTAAAGATAGCAAAAATGCTTAAAGATAGACGAAAGTTTAGTAGGTCAATAGGCTCTGACGAGTTTTATGGGAGTTAATAAAAAGGGGGCAACTAAGCCCCCTCTCTTTTTACTTTAAACAATCACAAATTGTGTGAATCAAAGCTACCCCAAAAAGATAAGAGAGGTATGTAATTAGTATTGCTACATACACTCTCATAATCCATTTTGTCACCTGTTATCTCCTGACCCAGACAGGGTGCCACGTTTCTTTCTATCAGCTAGTTTCTCTAGATTCTTTTCCATGATGTGACCCAAGTTCATATCCATTTCTTTAGCTAGTACGGCACAGTACCACAGAACATCCCCTATCTCGTAACCAATCTCAATACGCTTGGCAAGGTATTCATCTTGTGCTGCACCATCACGAATAAACTTCTTTACTTTATTAGCAATTTCTCCAGCTTCACCAGTCAGGCCAAGAGTTAAATACTCTGTGGCCTTTTCTTTTGGAAAGATGGCTGTCTCACATGCTTTCTCTTGATACAGAGACGCAGTAATATTGCTCATTTGTTTCTCCTCCATCCACTGTTTAGCTTCTTGCTCCAAGTTCATTTAGTTTCTCCAAGTTTTTAAAGTATGCGGCTTCCCAGCCACGTTGCCACTCCCTATATGGTGTGGTATTTTTTCTCATCGGGTTTGGCATCTGACGATAAAGAATGCCATAATGCTTACTTTTAAATTCCTGCACTTTACTAAATGCTTCGTATCCCTCCTCAAAGTTTTTTGCTAGACTTTTGTTCATCATGCTTCTCCTTCCGTTTCATCCACTCTTCGTACTGAGGATGTTTAGGAGGTGGATTAAATTGCACCCATCCCTCCCCTCGTTTCCACGCTAACTTCTCTTCCTTCTTACTCATTGAAGTAATTGTTTAAGATGTCAAGCCTATCTTCATGTGCTGCAATCTTGTCCAACTCCCCCTGCATAGCTTCCATAATGTCTGAATGCTCTCCTATCCCTGCTGGGTTACGGAGATAACATTCAATATTAGCGACGTGCAAAGCTATATTTGCTTGTGCATGTTTACGTAATACCTCTATCATTTGCTCTCTCATTTGTCAACTCCTTTCTGTTTAAACCTGTGCTTGAAGAATACAATCACATTGATTGTGGTGTTGACAGTGATAGCTAGTATCAACCACCACTGCCACCATGTAGGCATATCTACTCCCTCAATCACGCTGCATCCAAGTCAACTACCTCACAGACACCAGCAGTGCATGCCAACTCACGTCCACCAGATGTTGTGTCTTCCTTCTCAAACTCCTGTAGCTTTGACCAGTCAATACGTGCTGGCATACGCTCAAGCATTTCACCATACTGTTCTACAGTGCAATCTTGATACGGGGCTTGTTGATATGTATGCTCACTGAATGGCAAGAAACTAATACCTGACACCTCGTCAAAGTGTTCATACACCCAAGCACCTACGTCCATCCACTCATGCTCCTTGACAGAGATAGTTACAGAGGGTTTGTGTTCACACCAGTGACGTTGATATATAAGCCACAGTTCAAGTTGTTCAATAGCTGACATATCAAATCTTGTTACTGCACCTGCTGGTGACTTCATGGGGAAGCTAAACACAGTAGTGCTATCTGGCTTCATCACGTCTGGCTCTGCTGGGATTCCCACATTAACCAAAAATTGTGTGAGGGGGTCTTTGTTGTCGCCCCGCACAGTGCGAATGTAGTATGGATTGTGTCGAGCATGGATGCCAGATGCACTGTTTACAAGCTGTGAAACTGTTCCTGACGGCTTCACACATGTAATGGCTGTAGAGATAGGGATATTCAACTCAGAAGCCATTGCAGCGTTTGTAGTCACAGCCTGTACACGCAACGCATTTAGTGTAGCACCAATGTTCATGCCCAAATGTGCTGACTTGCCAGACATTATGGCGTTGTCCATGATACCTGTCAGTGACACACCAAGCAAACGCTCTTCTTCTGTATTGCGTCTCCATATCTTACGTAGGTATTTAAAGTTAGTAAGCGTAGACTGGAATGTACCAAGGATGGTAGCCAGACGTACTTTCTCTGTTAGACTCTGCTGCGTATCGGATGCACGAACAACAACCTCCGACAAGTTGCAGAACTGATACGGACGCAAAATTATTTCGCTGCATGGATTGCAACCAAAGTCATGCTCCACATCACGTCGTCCATTCTTTGCGGCTTGATTCTGTGCGGCCTGACGATTAAAGATGCCACGCTCACCAGATTTGCTATCATACAAAGATAGCCATTCACGCATAAACGTACCCATCTCTGGCTTACTTTTGTACGCAACACTGTTATTAGCAAGCGCACGTTGTCCTTCATTTGTCCACCATTGCCCCGACTTAGCATGTGCCATCTGGTCATCGTTCAGATTAGACAGACTAATGAGGGCAGAGCGACGAACACCACCAACGACAACGACCTCACCAATCTTGCACATAATGTCATGGCACTCAATTGGAAACAGTCGACGACCTGTGGCATTGACAAACTTGTCCACAATAAATTGGAACAGTTCTTCCAGAGGGGCTGGGCCACTAGCGCGTCCACCAAACGTCTTCAAACGCGCACCAGCAGGGCGAACCTCGCTGGTATCCCACTTCGGGACTTTTCCTGCGTAAAGGAGAGAAATTAATTCACGCAAGGATGTAGCCCAGCCCATGCGAGAGTCGCCAACTTTAATGACAGTATCCGTGTCATGCATATCTTCATTGACGACAGGCAGCTTCTCCACGTTGTGTCTTTCCACAGAAAAGCCAACACCAGTGCCACACATGAGGATATACATAGTCTCGTCAAATGCACGAGGATTATCCACAGGTACGTAGGAGCAATTGTAACCACCAACGTGACAACGGTCAAGTGCAGGACCGGCAGTCATCAATGCTCTCATGCTTGGCATGATGTCTTGGTTAAGAACAGCCTCCTCAAGTTCTGCACGTAGTTCATCTGATAGAGTATAGTCATGCTTGTCAGAAAGATGGTCTTCCATATAATCAAAATATCTAGCCACAGTTTCAGACCATGTCTCTCTTCGTTGTTCTTCTTCAATCCACCTTGCATAGCGAGAGGTGGCAATAAATGTTTGATAGTCTGTAGGTAAATAATTGTTCATGTTTCACTCCATGTTTATTTTCATATGTTTTATTTCCATGCCAGGTAATTCGTGAAAATAATCTTCCAAACTTTCTTGTATTTCTTCTGTTGGATTTTCGTCTGCTGGCATTGTATATTCTTCAGGGTCAATATCCAAAGTTATGTAAATCTTAACTCGCATCACTATCCTCTATAGCTTTCTCTAGCGCATTAATGTACCACTTTGCTTTTTGTACATCTTCCAGTGCTTTGCCCTTATAATCAAAACGCCACAGATATTTCATTATATTACCCTGCAAATAATATTTAAAGTTTGGTCCAAGCATTGCCTCAATAGCTGTGATGCACTCAATGCCCGACTGATTATAATGTGAGGGGCTGTTGACCATATCTTCTTTTTCATTTAGTTTTTTACTATAATAATCGTCCATCAATTCCTCCTCACCAGCTTTCAGTTTCATAAAGGTTTCGTGTCGCATCATGCTTCTCCCTTTGTTCTTGTTGCAAATGTAAGATGAACAACATTGTTGTCGTCATCCCTTTGAATTATAACTTCTTGCTCGTCTTCATTATCCGTTAGGGTAAGTAGTTCCTCTGTATAATCTTCACAATACTTGTATATCTGTTCACGTACATACTCATCCTGTTCCATCACAGGAAGAGAAGAGAGTAGCATCTTAACAAATAATTCCATACCACGAAACACTTCATCTGTCAACTGATTATTCTCAGAGGTTATAACAGATACCTCTGCATCACCCGACCATTCACCTTTTGCTGTGTAAGTAGGACGTATTCTAATTAAAAAGTCTTCATCTTCAACTGCTCTTGCCACGATAAACTCCTTTCTTTTTTTCGCCCTTGAATGGTATAAACTTGGGATGATTATTCTTTCCTTTTTCTTTTAACCAATCTTCAGGAATAATTCTGTCATAGTATCTAAAGTTATACTTTATACACCATTCAGCATAAGTAGACTTGGCACCCTTGCGTAGCTTACGTCTACTATTTTCAAATACAAAACGAATGTCCAGTTCAGGGTGTTGTTTGCTTACAGCTATGTGCTTCCTTCTGTCAGCAGCCGTAAACATACCCTTTGTCTCAATGATAATGCCATTGTGCAGCACGAAGTCAGGTGTGTAAGTTCTGTATGCTAAGTCTTCCCACTCAATCTTTACAGCCTCGTAAAGAAATTTTATCTTTAGCTGCGTTAGTTTTTCGGAGACTGATTGTTCCAGACCACTACGATATCCATTCTTTCGTGCTGCCCTATATGCTTTGCCGTTAAACACTACAGTGCGCGACCACGCCAGAAGTCAAGGGGGTCACGGTAGCCAATGGCTCTTAGTTCTTCGCGGAGAACTTTATCTGCTTCATTACGCGCCTCAATAGCAGCACGAACTCCAGAAGTTTTGCGTTCACGATATTCCTTACGCAAGTTGCTAAGTTTCTGTTCAGTATCTTTGATTTCATCCAGTAAAGCATCAAGTTCCAATCGTTCATCCATTTACATACTCCTCTGCTAGTTCTACATAATTAACCATCTTTGGTTCTTTGGCTTGAGATTTTACAGCAGGTAGTTCCTGCAAGTTGGGCCAACAAGAAAATCTATAGTCGCAGAATGAACATTCTTTACACAAGATTTTATTGCCTGTCTCTTTACCCCTAAATGTTTCAGCCTGTGCGTCGTAGCAACGCTCAAACTTATTCTCTTCCAACTTCTCCACAAGGTTCTCAATCTTCTGAATCTCTGTGTTGATGTCAATATTAGCTGGTACATATTTAAACTGCCCATTGGCTTTATTAATTACCCACCAGCCCCCAGGTTTTTTGTCAGTGGCCTTCGCATAGCCAGCAAGCTGCCCTACATAACCAAAGGAATCGTTATCCTTCAACACCTCGTATGATTGAAACTTGTGCTTGTATGACCAGTCAGACGCAGACTTAACATCGTCCACTGCCTCATCGATAATCAAGTCATACGTGCCATCAATATTTGCGTTCTTCAAAGGTAATGTCACACGTTCAGAGTCTTGGTATTTAACTCTTGCTTCTCTCAATATACCTTTAAAAACTGCCTCAATGATGTCACCAAGCATCATGTTCATAACGAATGTCGTGGGGCGAGGCATAGCTGTCTCTGGCTTGTTCTTTTCAAACCATAGCTGACAGTATGGCCTACCCACATTAGACATACGAAGGCGAAAGCCCTTTGGTTCAGTCCTGTTGAACTGACGTAGGACAGCTTCCCTAACATCCTCTGCAACTTGTGCAGCATTTTCACTTGAGAATGTCGCTTTATTATTTACTACACCCTCAAGATAACTGTGGATAGCGAGTTCAGCAGGATGATTAAGACTATTCATCGTCTACAGTTACCGTGATGAACTCTTCCACAACACTATCGTCTTCTTCCGGCTCACCATGTGCAGCCTTGTCCCACTCAGACAAGACCCATGTGTTGAAGTTTTCAATATACGTCATAAACTCTTTGAACACATCTTGGTCTTCCGGTGTGACCTCAAGGTTATTCTGCATATCAATATTGACAACGGGTACATAGAATGTAGAACCAGTCGGCAGTTCACGGCCCTGCGTTTCAATCATCATGTGATGCTGTGGTGGAAGACGACGCATCTGCCCCAGCTTATTAAAAGCCTGACCTACGTTCTTAAAACCTTCCTTGCTATCAATCTCCCACACACATGGCACATCTGTAACATCCTGCGCGTCACCCTGTTCCGTGGTGCCAGACATGGATGCAGTACCAAAAACAACACGAACTCTACGTATCTGACGTATAAGTTCCTTTGTGCCATCAGGCAACGCATCAAAGTCTTTGATATAACCACCAGGTTTTCCACAGTTAAACGTACCAACACTATCCTTCAGGTCAATGTCTAGGGTATCTGCCATAACAGTTTTCTGATAGTTGTTGGCGTTGCTATCATATCGCTGATACATAAAGCGTTGAAGGAAAGGACGCAGCACAACTTTGTCAGCATAGATGACTTGGTTGTCTGTGTTCTGCAAACCCAGCGCACCAGCAGATACAATCTCCATCTTCATGGTCTTGCCATTTACGTCAGCATCACCCATGATAGATTTCTTGTTAATACGCAGCCGTGCTAGACTAGACTTCTTCTCGCCTGTGTCATAAGCCATGCCCATCATCTGTGCCATAGCTGCGTAATTGTTGGTATCAATAGTTGTTAGTTCACTCATATTTGTTGACTCCTTTCTGTGAAAAATAAAGACGAGTTATATCACATTACGTCTTTCGTGTCAAGCCAATTTGGACCAATTTTTGCTTCTAATATAAGAGGCACATTGAAGTCAATGCCCCACCTACCTGCAATTAGTCTAGGTAATTCTTTATTGGTTGTGTCTATCGCTTGTAACACAAGCCTTTCTTCCATAGGGTGCATATCAATTACAATACTATCATGCACACTGTTCACGATGCAAGACTTTGCATGCTGTAATAGTGAGTCAATATGTAGCAGAGCAACAGGAACAATATCTGCTGTCGCCAATGACTGCACAGGATAGTTCTTTAATTGTGTAAAGTGTGACACACGCCCACTCTCTAGCCTTTGTACATCAGGGAAAGCAAACTCCCTGCCAGAAGGTGTGACAACCTTCTTGTTTTCTAAAGCCTCTTTAGCCAATCTGGTATGCCAATTTGCGATGCCTTTATACTTCTCCGTGAAGTGTGTGTAATACTCTGCCTCCGCTGGCGTTCTCCCAAAGCCCGTTGCGCCATAAAGAGGTGCGAACGTGTGCGCCTTTGCTTCTTGACGACTCGTCGGTTGACCAGCATCAGTAATAACTTGACTGGTATATGCATGTACATCAAATCCTGTAGATACTTCTTCAATTGCAACTCCATCTTGTGACAGGAAAGCAGCTACCCTGAACTCAAGCTGTGCGAAGTCTGCTTCCACAATTTTACCATTATCAAAACGTGATACAAACACTCGCTTGACAGGGAATGTACCACCACGAGGCATGTTCTGCATGTTGGGGTCAGCACCACTGAAGCGACCTGTGGCCGTGCGATGCTGCAACAGTCGAACATGTAGCTTGCCATCATATTTTGTGTGCGTCTTGATGCCATCTACAAAGGATGATAGATATGTATCTAATGCACTTAACCTGCTGACATCATTAAGAAAATCCCTAGCTACTTGCATGTTGTTCTGTGTAGCTATACCTTTAAGTACACCCAAGTTACCCTTGCTTGTGGAGAAACCATTGGCACTAGCCCACTTGGCATTGGGTGCCGTAAACTTTAGACCAGCAACTTCCTTTGTTCTCTGATACAGAAAGCCTGACGCTGCACAGTCTACGCATTTGTTTGGTTTGCTGTATGGGTCACCATTCTTTTTTGTCTTGCGAATATAACCTGTGCCATTGCATGGTTTACATTTAACTGCGCCAGTTTTGTAAACAATCTCTGTCTCAGTCTTTACAACATCGTTAAAGTCTTTTTCTTTCATGTAAGGATGGATGGCGTTGGCCCATACAGTTTTGTTCTTTGGCTTACGACTATAAACAACCCACGACAGTTGCTCTGGGCTGTTGAGATTGACTGGTGTATCCCCCATCAACTCACGTACCTGTGCTGTCAGGTTGTGCGTCAGAATGTCCTTCTCCTGCTGAAACTCAGCCCTAACATCCTCAAGCGCATCCATGTCCACAGTCAAGCCACGCTGATAGATACGTGCCAGACATACAGCTACCTGATTTGTCAGGTCAACTGTACCCATCAATCCACTATCTGTTGGTGTATTCAAACGATACATCAACTTGTCAGCAAGTTGCTGCGTAGCCTCAAGGTCAGCAGAAAGATATGATAGTAGTTCATGCCAAGGTATATCACGAGTGCTGAAACCCTGCTTGAAGTATTCTTTGAGTGTGTCTTGCTTCTTAGTATCAAGATTATACCTTTCAGCACATGCCTCAAGAGATAATGGCTCCTTTTGCCCACGTTGCATGACATACTCTGCCAGCATTGTATCAAATACTGGACCATCATATTTGAACCCAGATTCCCAAAGCCATAACAGGTCATGCGCTGCGTTGTGCATAATTAATACAGTAGTTTTATCTAACCACTGTTGTACTACAGTATGTCCGGCATCGTCTGCTGGTACATCATTATGGTCAAATGTAACAATACACGATACACCTTGGTCATTTAACATACCTACCATAGTTAAGCTGTTGTCTGGCTCAAATGGGTCAAGATGCATTTTGCCATCACGCTTTGTTACAGTATTCTCTACATCCAGTGTTAGCTTCATACTTCATATCTCCCATAAACATTATCCAAATTACAATGTAGTCGCCCATGCCATCCTGTCAACTTATTCTTCACAATATTTAGGTGACGCTGTGGGTCTTGCTTGTTCTGCCCTTCGATGAGTGGGTTGGCTGCAATCAGTATCATCAGGTCTGCTTCTGCTGCCTTGCCTGTCTTTGACCCTTCCATCATACTCTGGTTCAGGACTGTCTTACCCTCTGCTTCAGCAGACAACTGCGACATGTAGAACACAACGCAACCATACTGCTTGCCAATCTCTCTAGCATAGATGACGTTTGCTTTCAATGCTTCGTCTTGTCTCGTATGCCCGTGCATCGTAGCAAACTTATCACCCATGTCCAGAACAATTACGTCAGGCTGATAGCTTTTGACCACGCTCTCTACCCATGCCATGTTCTTACCTGTCGAGTCTTTGAACCTGATGTTGTCTGTAATTTGATTGTATAGGCTGTGTGCTTTCTCCTTATCCCTAGATATTTCTTCCATCGTCATGTGTGTCGCAGCAGTTAAGTATCTTTCTGCCACACGCAGTGCCTTCTCCTCGTTACACAGGATGATGCACTTAGCACCTTGATGTGCAAACCCACGAGGGCCAGCAATCATGCTGGCATGAAAGGATGTTTTGCCTGTATTTGGCCTAGCACCAATCTCAATTAGCTGACCAGCATTGACACCCCTAATCTCTTGTGCCAGCGTTGGCAGGTTAAACTTCCAACGACTCTCTAGAGAATGACTCTCCAATATTGAATCAATGCTGATGTCTTCCCACTCAAGATTCAGGTCGGGGGTGAAGTCATCGTTGTACTTTGTAAGCAACTCCCTCAGAGGCTCCATAGTGGCCTCATCACCATTGGAGTAGTTTACCCCCATATTGACGATTACCTTGCCTATATAACGCTGAAACAGGCGGGAAACCACATCTGATGCTATGTCCTTACCCATAGGCTTTTCGCTACTCAGTTTGTGAAATAATTCCTGATAGGAATGTTCTTGTGCTGTAGTCAATGCCGGAGTATGTGCCAGGAAATACATTGATACTTCCTCTGGGGTAACAGACCTTTTGTATTGCTCCATCATCTTATCAATGCAGCGTATAATCTTTACACTTTCGTCAGTGAACAACTCATCTGGACATTTGTTCACCCTATGTTCTTTATAGAACTCCTCGTCCATCAAGGAGCGAATCATCGTCATTTCCATTGCATGTCTCCTAGTAGTTTCATATCTCTATCGTTCCTGTATTTAAAATCCTGTTGTAAATTCAGTATCTTAACTGTGTTTACATAGTTCTCCAAAGCCTGTGCATGGGTTGCCGACTTGGCAATAGCATCAGGGTCAAGAGCAACTAAGACAGTGGAGATT